AATCCGTACCATCACCTGTAACGTTTGTTCTTATAGCTGATAAGGATGCTAAAAAGCATGGCTGAAGAGGCATTATTCTTCTACCAGAAGTATCCATAATCCATGTATCATTAGTTCCTAGAGCGGTGCCCCCTGAAATCTTAAGCTTATCCGAGTCCGAATTATCTATTCCCATTTCCCAATTAGTTACACCAGAAACGTTCCAGTTGATGGTTGGATCCCCTGCGGTTCCTCCTCCTACTACAATCGTCTCTCTTGCAGCAGAAGATGCTGTATTGCTGGGATTAGTGACAGTAAACGTATTTGTAACACCAGATATTGTTGCGCCTACTTTGCTAGCAATTGGGTTATTATTCGATGGCATTTGCTCTCCTAAGTATAAATAATATTGTCTTTCCCGCCGATAACTGTCCAGGTCGTGGTAGCTGTAGTGCAGAGTAAATAAACTGTGGCTAAGTCGTCTTCAGATGTAAGCGTCCCAGCTGCACCTAATGTTGTAGAGCTACCATCTGAAATGATAGTTTGGCCACCATTTTGATTGATTTGCCAACCTCCGGAACCTTTTCCCACTACCCACATAACACTACCAAAAGGAGCTGTTAGAGGTAGTAAAAGCTCAACTCTTGCGACGTTGTTTGTAACGTATCCCATATCAACTGCCATTTGAGTCGCTGGAGTGTCTGTTAGGACTTCATTCCAAGAAATGCCACCACCAGATGAAAGTATTGTGACGGTAGATCCTGCTGCACTTGTGGTAGTAGATCCTGACCCTGCAAATGTAATAATATTGGCAGCAGCTTGGGCCGTTCCTGCATCCGCTGCAAAGGTTATAGGTACAGTAGCCGCAGCATTTATCGTAATTGTATCTCCGGCTCCAGAGGTGTTTATTCCAGTTCCGCCTATCACGTCAAGATTGTTACTAGAAGGGGTGGCCACTCCTGCATCAGTGGTAAAAGTTGTGGGAATAGTTTGCCCAGCGTTTACTGTAATGGTATTCCCGACTGCGGAAGTATCAACGGCACCGTCTCCCACGATATTTAGGATATTTAATGCTGGAATTGCCGTCCCATTATCGGTAACATATGAAGTTGCTAAGGTGGCCCCTGCTGTTACAGTGACAGTGTCTCCTGGGCCTTGTCCGGTTACAGTTATGTCCGTCGAACCGAATATATTAATATTTCCGTTTAAGTCAGGTTGAACCGCTGGTGCGCCGTCGTCAGTAATAACGGTATTTATTCCAGCACCGCCTCCTCCAGATGTAAACTTTATCCAAATTGCATCCCCTACAGAGTCAAACTTAGATAGATACCAAATTTCACCTTGTATACCGCTTATTGGATTTTTACTAATTATTACGAATTGGCCAACTGGATATTTTTTATCTGTCGTGGTAGGTTCACGCGGAAAGTACCTAACAGGGATAAGGTTCGATGTCGGCCCCGTATAATCAGTGGGAATGAATCTAGAAATTCCAATTGTCATAATTTTTATCTCTCGTACGCATGAAAACCTTGTGCTTTAGCACTTGGATCTAATGGGCAATTTTGTTAACCTCGGAACCGTTAACTTTTTTAACCGAGCCGTCGGATGGACGTGGGAAAAACCTCAAGGCTAAAAAGCCTCAAGAAGAATATTCAATTACAATTGCTACGCCTTCACCACCTATACCACCATTACCGACGGTGTTTCCTGTAATAGCACCGCCACCACCGCCACCGCCACCGCCTCCTGCGCCCCCTATACCACCGTTACCTCCAACTACACCAGCATTCATGCCGCCCCCACTTCCACCGCCGCTTCCTCCGGAAAAGACACCATTAGTAAAGATATATGAATTACCATCGCCCCCGTCACCATCGGCTGCTCCAGCGGCGCCGCCAGCTACAATTACAGTGCTATCTTGGGTTCCTGTTTGACCACCGACTGCGCCAATACGTGGAGTAACTGTATTACCTCCACCACCACCAGCACCACCGGCAGGGCCTACAATGGGGAACTGAGTGGTACCACCTACAATCATTGATGAAGTTATCGAGCCACCCGATCCATTAGAATTTGACCCAGAAAATCCAAGACTTACAAATGTTACAGTTAATGGATTTGGCCATGTACAAACGGAAGAAATAGAAGATGCACCAGGAGCGGTAACGTTAGTACCTACCCCGCCCAATGCTCGAAAATAACCAAGAGAAGTTGTACCGCCCCGAGCTGTTGTATGAGCGGCACCTCCGGCCCCGATTGTTACTGTTTCTGAAGCGGCAAACATATCAGCTGGGATATCTTTAATAACATATATTGCTGCTCCGGAACCCCCACCCCCACCTGGGGCAGATCCACTTGCTCCTAAAGATCCATTTGCTCCACCGCCACCGCCACCTACAAGAATTAATGACACTCTTACAGTAGTTGCAGCTTTAGACCACGTATCACTAGATGTGTAAGTTGTTACTATAGGTGCCACGGCTCCTCCTCCGGAACTTGAAATGATTATTTGGCCTGCGTTATTTGTAATCGTTATACCTGTTCCAGCAGTCAGAGTTGCTGCAATAGGGGGATTTCCCGTCGAACCTATAACTATTTGCCCGTCTGTTAATGCTGACGTCCATCCAATAGCCGCTGTAGTACCATTGCCATAAGCAAGAGCATTAGCTGTCTGAGTTCCCAACTTTGCACCAAGGGACGAAGGTATAATTGCTAAATTTGTGGAGTCAGTCCCAGCAATCGCTTCAGCGTCGGTCGCTAATTCTACTACACCTTTTTGAGTTGTAGTTGCGTCATCCACAGTGATTACTAAAGTATCGCCAACGCCTGAGGTACTGACTCCCTGGTTAGGCTCACCGACAATATTCACGACTCCGCCAACAGGTGTAGTAGACCCCGTATCGCCATCAATCTGGGTAATACCTCCGCTACCAGCTGCGTCGATTACTAGATCTAATTCACCTGTTATCGCATTAAGTCGATAAGGCATTTAATCTCCTTAATTATATGTATAGGTCAATCGATCAGTCCATGAGAACTCATATTCGGTCGAAGGATTACCCAAATCGTTTTCAGGCCATTCAATACTCGTAATACCCTGATTCCCGTCATAAGTAATAAAGCGGATTTGCCACATTTCATCGGAATCGGCAACTCCGGCTTTAGCTCTTCCAAAATAAATAGGATTTCCATTTCCATCATTTTGAGCTCGAACCTCAACTTCCGAGTCCATAACAATGAATTCTCGACGATCTTTCTCTCCGTACTTCAAAGGACGATTTTGACCGCTTCTTGTCATTATTGGAATCCGATTTTCATTGTGTTCCAGTTAACTGTACCAGGGGCAACAGCTGCGTGCTCTAATCGGAAGAAAGGAGCGACTACATCGCCGTTGTCAAAGGTGAAGGCCGCTGTTACTGTAGGAGCGATACCGTCTATTAAATATGTGACGACACCGGCTGCCGATACATTAATCCTAACAGTATGAGATTGTCCATCTGTCCAAGCATCAGTGGTGTTAGTTGTAGTTGTTCCACCGCCATTAAGCTCTGTTTTAAGACAAACGGTGCCAATAGATGCAATCGCATCTAGACCAATCATTGCATAATCTGTATAGGCTGTTAAAGTAGCGTTATTGGCTTCTGTTTTTCTGAATCCAATCATGTATGGAGAAGCTCCGCTCACATCCGCCACTGTCATTTGCATCTCAAAGAAGAATGCAGCCGATGTACCTATTGTGAAAGCATGACGAGAGTTGTCTCTTGCAGCTCCGAAATTGTATTCAAACCCCTCAGAAACAGTCAAATCCCCTGACACCAGAAGTCCAGATGAGGTCATAACTGGCTTAATAATAGTCTGACCAGCACCTAGCACGAACTGTTCCATTACAATACCGTTTTGGATGCCAAGTAAGTTTAGGTCTCCAGTGGCTCCCGTTGCTACACCACCAGTGTTAGCTGCTGTACAAGTAGTAGGAGACTGTTGGAAAGTGATATCGTCTCCGGTTGCAGCTAAAAACTTAGCGTCGATCTCATTGACCGTTCCTGTTACCGTAATATTGCCCGTTCCAGATTGTAGAACTAGAGCAGAGGTCGTAGTAGTACTTCCCACCGTCACTGTTCTAGCTCCCGCAGTACCTAGAGAGATGTTTTGGCTAACAGCGTCGTTACCTATTAAAATAGTTCCGGCTGAAGAGTTAATCTCAACGTTACCGGCCGCATCCGCAATAATCGCAAGTCCAGTATCTATATCTAGTCCACCTGATGCGGCCTGTAGAGAAATAGCCGCTGCATCGGCTTCGGTGGCAGAAAGATTGATCGAACCGCCAGTGTTTATGATATCAATATCTAAGCCGGCACCCGCACCAGGGGCCAAGATGTCAATACCGCCAGCTGTAGCAGATATTGTGACAGCGTCGGCGATTGCCTCGGTTGCGCTTACGACAACTGATCCGCCAGTGTTTGTGATGTTAATGTCTTCTGTAGCCGCTCCAACCGCATCGATGTCGATACCGCCAGCTGAGGCTACAATACGAATCGCGTCTACTGCGTTTTGGCTAGAAGCGATATTAATTTGAAGAGCAGCATCTACGTCTATACCACCGGCGGCTGCCTCAAGATTAATCGCATCTGCTGAAGCCAAGCCTGTCGCTCTAAGAGTTAATCCGCCTACATCAGACAACAAGTTAACTGAGCCAACTCCTGTACCTTGGTCAGCATGTAGCTGAATTGTTTCACTCACTCCACCATTTGCATGTAGCCGAATTGCTAGAGCAGCATCCTCGGTTGACTCCACTAAAACAGAGCCACCGACAGAAGAGATAGTAAGATCGGCACCCGCGCCCGTAACAGTGAAGTTAGAGGCTGTTGCAGCATCTAGCGAAATACCGGCAGCGGTGTCGACTGTAATTGCGCCTGCGGCAGCATTTCCTATTGCTACAGTATGCGCAGCGGCAGATGTACCGACGGAAATTGCACGCGCTACGGTGCCAACGCCTAGATTTACAGCATCCCCACTATTATCCGATCCTAAGTTAAGAGCGGTACCAGCTGTTTCAATAGTTGCAGAGGCCAAGGCGGTCAGAAGGCCAGTAAAAGTAAGTCCTGTAGTCGTGAATCCACCATTAGAATCGATAGAAGCGACTTCCGCACTAGCAGAGTCGACAAATGAAACCTTATTTACTCCGGCAGCATCGCCCATTTTCATAGTGATGTTATTACCAGCGACCGCATTAATCGCAAGTCCTGCTGCGGCAGTGTATATAGGAGAAGTAACTGATGTTGCTAAGGTGATGGCTGCATCTAGGTTTAACGTAATGGTTGACCCCGCACCGGCAGAAGTAAGGTTTGTACCGCCAGCGAGCGTAATGTTGCCCCCAACAGGAGAAATTGCTCCTCCAGAATCGGCCGTTAACGTATCCACATCAGAGGCACCAGGGCCGAGTAGCGACCAAGTCGCTGAGCCTGCTGCAACGTTTGCAAGGCCATAAATTGCGCCAGTTGTTTTATAAACCCATAACTGGCCAAGATCAAAATTCATGTCCGCTGAAGTCGGAGCTCTAAGAGCGATAATGGGTACAGGGAAGACATCTTCGAGTGGTCTTTGGATGCCGTATGCTTGTGTTTTTTTAACCATTGCTTATTCCTATAAGTAAAAAACTGTTTCTCTTATTCAAGAATTAAGACATCTAATATTTTTCTGTCCAAAAATATTCAATTTTATGTACATATGTGCTTATGGAAGTTGAAAAAAAGATCAAGCGTCTAGTGATAAACGTAACTAAGCTTGAACATCAGCAGATCAAAATGTTGGCTGTAAGAAAAAACAGCACAATCTCAAAAATGATTTTACAGGCGCTCCTAATGTATTCTGAAAGAATCTTTCCTAATGATAATTAACCGAATCCTATGGTAAAATCATAGGAAAGGAGAAAATAGATGGATCTTGGATTAATAATTGCAATTGTAGGAACTGGCATAGCTATGGTTGGAGTAACTATTGCTTTATTTTTATGGAATCGCTCTGAAGCCAATTCTGATAGACGAGATATTATAAACTTAGTTTTAGCCATCCAATCTGAAATTAGAGACTTTCATAATAGGCTAATAAAAATAGAGATGGAAAGGAAATAATATTAACCAAATAACTTTTGCAAGGTATCTTCATTAAGTATTCTCTTTGAGTTTTTCTCTATTCTCTTTAATCTTTTTGGTGTAGTTCCCTTATTTTTTAACCCTTGTAGGTAATAAGCCTTTTCCCTGCCATCCATTGGTAGCATTTTCAGAGACCTGCCCAAATCCACCATCCACATCGCTATTGCTCGAGGAGTAAAGACAACACTGGGAGCTACCACAGTAACGAGCAGTTTTGCGGCGGAAGGCGAAATGTCTAGCCCAGTAAATCTTTTAAAACCCTTTTGTATTAGCTTTGTTGCCCATCCAGAAGGGGATAAAGAAACCTTAGTAAATTTTGGATCACTAGCATCTTTATTTTTTGTTTCTTTTACTGCTTCCCTTTCTGCCTCGATTGCTGCCTTTTCAATTGTTTCTTCAGGGATATCAAATTTTTTGAATACCTCTCGAGCTGATTTAATTTTCTGGGACTCCGTTCCTTTCTTTACTCGAGACGGAAATTTCTCTGCTTTTTCGGCAGTTTGCTCCATTTGCTGAAGCCCCTTACGGCGACGGCCGACCTTAAGCCTTCCTTTATGCAACTCGGCCATTTTTTGGGCAAGTTCTCGTGTTTTTTTTAATTCTTTTAATTGCTCCTCAGAAAGCATTCGGTTTTGCATCTGATCATCTAGTTCTTTAATCTTTCGTTCGTATTGCTCGAGATAATTTCTGTGAATCCTATCCTGAGTATCTTCAGGAAGCTTGCTCTCTCCAGGAATAGATCTTCGACCTTCGATTTTTTTTGCCAGTTCGTCTAATTTGTTTTCCTTGACATCTCCAGGCTTTATGGTTTTAGCTTTTTCTTCTATATTCTCTACGTCCTGAAAAGCCTGTTGTTGTATTTCTTTTTCGGTTAAATAAGGTCGCCCTGATTTAAATTCATTTTTTAACTTTTTAACCCTTTCCGTTGCCTCTTCTTTTAAAACACCAAGCTTTTGATTTTCTAGTTCAAGCTTGCTTAACTGCTCCTGAGAAACCCCAGATTTACGAGCAGCCCTAAGAGTATCTTTAGTCTCATTGAATAGTCTTTGCACTTCTGTTAAGTTACTTTGAGCTTCCGGCAAGTCTCTCTCTGCACTTTTTCGAACAGAAGATTCTTTTTCAAGAGTTTCTTGCTCTTTAACTTTTGGTCGATCCCGTTCCGCAACTCTTTCTGCCTCCGTTTGCGCTTCTAGTTTAACACTCGGTGTTCCTTTTATATATCTCAGCTGTTCTTCTGCTATGGTGGCTGGGCCTCCCGCTTGAGAAGAGGGTACTTGAGTGTCAATTCTTTCTTGAGCCGTTCTTGAGGCTCTTTCATTTAAAACAGAGGGGTTTTCTTTACTTACCCTATTTACAATCGATAAAACGTCCTTTTCCTTCGTTAAATCTTTCCCTAACTCTTGAGCTGTTTGTCGAACATTTTCCGCAAAAACCTCTGGGGTTACTTTGGATTTGTTCACTTTCTCGGAAACATGTTTTCTTGTGCCAGCCTTAAAGTTCATGAGGTTTAAACCTAGAACTTGAGTAAAAGTATCAGCGATTTGAGCCTGAGTAGGTAACTGTTGCGTTGCAATTGTTTCTGCCGTTATTAGCCCACTGGCTTGCATCCCCGACTTAGCAATATTTTCCAGAGCCTTTCCGCCCACGGAACCTTCAAAGAGTTTTTTCATTGCAGGTGAAGAAGCTTTAAGAGGCTCAATAGCTTTACCAAGAGTTGAAAAAACAGCCCCCTCAATCCCCGCTTTTCCTCCTTCCCTTAGCACTTTATCAGTGCTTATAATAAAATCTTCAAAAGTGCCTTTCCCACCGCGATCTAAATGTTGCTGATATTCGCTTAGTGCCGTTTCTAACATGCGGGGTACCGCAAATCCACCAGCTCCAGCTCCGAGAGTTCCTCCAACAGCAGTGCCGAGTCCTGGGGCAACTAGAGTTCCTCCCGCTGCACCCGCCGAGCCACCTAAAGCCGCTCCTGCTCCGTAATATGGGACGTCGGCCGAGAACTTACCAACAGAGTGTAGCAGTCTATCTACAAAACCCGCTTCATCATCTAACTGGGTGCGTTTTAGAAACGACTCTTCCCCCTCTCCTTTTGTAATCGCCGCCAACCTGCCACTTATTGAACTTTCGAAGCCTTTATGAAAGGCCCCTGGCTTCGCTCTTGCTTCTGATATGGCCTGAACTGGAGAACTTAATTCACCGGCTTGGCCTTGTATTCCACCAGCTAAAATTTGATCTAGAGTTCCTGCTTGAGACGCCTGAAAAGATTGTAAAAGAGAATTGTCTACATCAAGTCCTTGTTGCTGAAACTTTTCTGCGCCCCGTACGATTTTTTCATATTCTTCTGGTGGCAGAAAGTCTAAATTGAACTGCTTAGCATATTTAGATGCTTTGCTGAAAGTGTCGGCTCGCCTCTTTTCGGCCAGCTCACTTTGTTTAAGAGTGTTTTTTAAAAGATTTTGTCCTCTTTGCTCCAAAGCCTTTCCAAGAATAGTACCAATATTCTGTAGAGATGGGCCAAGAGTATCTTTTTGTAGTTGGATTACCATTTTTACCCCTTAAACCAGTTTATTGGATTTGCTCCCATCCCACCGGAAAGGCCTCCTCCATACACACCTGCCAAAGCCTGAAGGATAGGCCCAAGAATCCCCTGCTGCTGTGAAATTACAGGCTCAAAAGTTCTCTGTCCTGCAAGACCGCCCAATTGTCCTAAAGCCCCTAATTGACCTTGTTGTTGTAGTTGCTGCTGCTGGCCGTAGAAATTACCAAATAGGCTCCCAAGATTAGTTGTAACATCTGTAGCAGCTTCCGCCAAGGCTTGATTAAGAGCTGAAGACGACCCCGCATTTGCATTCACAAACTGTTGCTGTATGCCAGGAAGGATTTGTTTATTTAAAGCTTGCATAGCTGGATCAATATAGGATTGCTGAAATAGCTGTTGATAATCCTCCATCCCTTTCGGTTGAAGTAAATTGCTATACGCCTGACCCGCTGATGGCGCAGCATTTCCCAACGCCCCGCTCAAGTAGCTCCTCTGCTCTGGAGATAGTAGATCTATGTCCGCTTCCCTCTGTGTCCCACCCATTAATGTTTTGCCCATTTTCTTGCTCCTCGTTGTATTCCATTAATACGCCCTTAGACCTTTTGAATCCATGACGCTCTGAGTGTTTCGGATAATTTGTAACCCAGTAAATTTTATTAAGCTTACCTTTCCTTCTTATATCTTTAATATGAGAGGACAATTTCGATACAGCTTTTCCTTTGATCCAATATTCTTTATCGATGCTAAAGGTCTGAACTGCCAGATCCTTCGTCAAGGGGTCAACCACAAACCATAGAAATCCCTTAACGACATGGTCAGGATCAACCAACGCATAAAGATGTGAAAAAGGGTTTAAAGTTGGGCCTTCTGATGTTTGCCTTAAGCATGCGGTTTCCTGGTAACGATAAAATTCGTCAATATCATAATCCCTATCGCGGACTTGTTCAATTAAATATTTAGGAATATGAATTGGCGTAAATAATCTTACCCATCTTAATTCATCTATAATATCATCATTGTTCATTTTGATTGCCTATATACCTCACATAACCGATTAACTGACCAGCGGCCACAACAGCCTGATTTACAGTAACAACCCCTGATCCATAATTCCAGAATTCTCCTCTAAAGGTATTCGGGATAGCATTAATAACAATATTCGTCCCAGCTGTATAGGCTAAGGTAGAAGACTGGCAAACACCAACAAATGGCTTACCTGCACTAAGCGCAACTTGATATGGCAACTCTAAGAAAAGATTTCCAGTTGCTCCACCCGAAGCCGTCCAAGTTACATCAAACCAGATGTCGGTAATTAAACCCTTGCGCAGTACCCATCCAGTCCGATTCGTATAGGTAAATGTTCCTGCAACTGCCGTTCCATTCAACGTAGGCGTCCATTGATCTCTTTGTACTTGTGTATCAGACTTAATGCCGCCGTTCACGTTTAGGGCGATATCTTCATACATATCTTGAAGAGCTACCGTCATCTCCTTCATATAAGTCTGGACTTGATCCATATTTTGAATTACGGATTCAGGATGAAAAGGTAAAATAATGGTCGAAGGCAGAGTCAATTAATCGTTCTCCTTCCCTTAGCACGGAAATAGGGCTTGAAAGCGTGAAAGGTAAAGGGTCTGTCGCTCCCCGTAGATGTAATCCTAATGTAATGCTCAAAGCCAATTCCACCACCAAAAGCTCTTTTCCAGGTTCTAGTTCTAAAGAACTCTCGCTCTACAACCTGACCACCTTCGGTATAGGCACCAAAGGCCGTAGAATCAATTCCATTAAGGCTAAATGAATTATTGTCGATGACCGTAACTGTGTAAGCTCCCCCGTTGATTTCGTCCATTCCTTGAACGGTATAAATAAAAACCTGATCGTTAGAAGCTAAACCATGGCCAGCAGCATTAACAACACAAGGATTAGCTTGTGAAATTGACTGAACGGATGCAATAAACCCGAGGGGCGGCAAAAAGTCAATCGTTTGCTGAGCATAAGGGGCCGTTTCAGCGTCTTTGAAAAACTCAACTTTTGCTATTGTCGACTGGTGGGTATCTACATAAAAGTCGACGTAGTTCATTTGGCATTCTCTGCCCTCACTCTGAAAGGGGTTCCAAGATGCAGAAACTAATTCGCTGTCTATGGGGATCGGAAGAGCCGTAATAGGATCTGGGCCATCATCTCCAGTCACCTCTAATTCCCAAATATTTCCATCATTATCTCCTCCTAGGAAAATCTCTTGGTTCTCTTGCCAATAATATGATTGCAGAGTTTCATCCGCGAAATCTTCAATAGCTAAGTCGAGGTCGTTTGCGACAGAGAAATCATTCAGCCCATAGTCTAGCGCAGCGTTGCCATATCCTAGACAGTTTAGGTCAATCGAATAGGTACTATATCCTTTCGAGTCGTCGTCGTAAATTAAAGCTGAATCGTTTTCTTCAGATTCATTCGCCGGATATAAAGTCCACCATCTTTGATTAGAATAGCTTCTTTCACAAAAAACCTTTCCGAATTCACCAACGTTTATAGAGTCGCCGACAAAATCTTGTATTCGTTCGTCTATACGCTGAGTTTGATTAGAATCTGAGGCCGTGATGCCTCTTACCCCTAGTGCAGCGGCGAACCTATCAAAGCCAATCGAGGCCATTTTTCCATCGCAAGACCTAAACCCATTTAGCCTATCCCATCTGAAAGGAAGGGCGGGATCAGGGGTTGGACGAATTACCCATACACTATTGGTAAAAAAGACGACAATCAAATCCTGTAAAAGCCTAGCAGAAAGAATTTGTTCTCCAGTGGGCGCATCTACAAATCCACCACCACCCGCTACAATATCATTCCAATTATCTGGATTTTGGGCCTTACACCACCGCATTCTTTGGGGAAGATTGCTAGTAGTTACACCATCGTTTTCAAATGTGTTTAAAGCGATTAGCCTTTGTCGCATTGTGAAAAGAAGTTTCGCTCCATATAGTCTTCGCGTACCAGCAGCGGGAGGCGTAGCGTCTAAATATGGCCTAAATGGGATAGTAACGGCAGCGGAATTGTCATAGTAACGAATGCCATCTAGTGCTGCTCCATCCCAGGCTTTTCCATTAGTGAAATAGAAGCGATTTATATCGTTAGTAGCTTGCCAGTTCACGTACCAAATATAATTGGTATCAGAGCTGCTCATGATTGAAGCAGCATCTAAAATATCAAAGACCAGAGTAATTCCGTTATATCTATAAGCCCTTGTAGTATCCCATGCAAGAGTAAGCTGTGTTCCATCCGCATTAATATATCGCCCAATTCCCATTACCCGAAGGGCTTGAGAAAGGGTAGCGAAAAGCTGCCTTCCTTGACGTTTTTCTATCTTTCCGTGGCGTTGATGGACATTATTGAGAACTCGAAAAGAGTCAGGAGGAGCTATCCAAGGCGAAAGATCAGTATCAAGACCCGTCTGAAAAGGAGCTATCAAAACAGGCTGTAAGCTCATCAATTACCTATCGCAAGCCAGTAGAAGGTTACGGGAGTAGACGCGAGGGTAATTCTTCTCGTAGCAATTGCGCTAAACCCAGTTACAAGCGGACTGTGGGTATATATATAATCATTTGCTGTAGCAGGCGTTCCAGAGTTTCTTGCCGTAGCAATTACCTGGAAGCAGTTATTCGGAAATGCCGTTAGCGCAAAGTCCGCCACAAATGCAAAAGAAGCTGCCCCGTTAGCACTCGCAGTTCCCCATTTTATTAAGACGCCCCCAGGCAAGCATGTTTCCCCATTCGTTCCTACTATAGCTGCCCCTTTGGTCAACTGTAGAATGTCGCTCGAAGCATTAATACCAAACAGCTCCGGATTGCCCGCGGCGTCTTGTTTGCAATATAATAAATATGCTTGAGCCAATGCCGTAGGATCATTTGAAATTGGAGGCGCAACAGCATTGCGTTCGGCAAAGTTAATAGCTACAGGTTTAAAGGTAGAATCAGCATCTCTAATTGCTACCCAATTCGGCCGGATAACCGTTCCAATGTTTCTTAATTTTGTGCTATCTGTCGGCTGAGTTACATCATATGCCATGATTATTCCTTAAAAGTGCGGCAATGCGCGCGTGTTTAGTAAATTTTGATCTGTTCTATTTAATACATAAGCAACCTGTTCTTTGTAAAGCCTAGAGGTTTCAGCATATGCCTCCAATTCGCCATAATCGGCGAAAATTCCGCGCGATGTGCCGTAGGCAATACAAGGCCCCCACTGATCTAAAGGGGGCCGATCTGTGGCGTTTACTAAAGCCGTCGGAACAGCGTATGCCTTAACCTGAAATCGATAAGCGGTATTGGGGATGGGCCAAAAAGTGAATTGGTTGTTATAATATAAGACGGATTGAGGTCTTGAGGGAGCGAATAGCGCATATGAAAGGTAGATTAATTGACCACTTGTTGGCGCAGTATTGAAATTAACTGTAATAGCTCCAGTCGAATAATTAACCGTAGCAGAACCGTTTAGCGATCCTGTTATGGTTACAGGTGAGTTTGCGAATGTTTCGTTGGTATCTTCGAAAACTTCGACATTGTCCGTAATGACAGTCGTCCCAGGCCAAATAGGGAACCCAGTGATTGTGGTATTGAAGGAAGTGGTAACCCCGTCCCCCGTCCAAGGAGTAAGAGAGGTTATTTGCTTCCAATTCTCCGCGTAGAACCGCATTGGCTCTTGATACCAAAGCAAAGAGTACTCATCAATAGTTGCCGGAGGCTCAAAGTTAGTAAACCCCGTGGGCGCAGTATATGTTGGTTGATTGGGGGATGTCAAAAACTCGTAGAAAGTATGTTCTCTATCTACCTTTACTTCGGCAGGAAAAGTGAACTGATAGTATTGATTAATACGATCACGAAGCTCAGAAGTGGTCATTTCGTTTTCTGTGAAACGACCAGTGACAAGCCTAACCTTTTTTTCTATTGCCGATAAATCCCAAACAGCCATCTTTATTCACCGAATTTCTGACGCATTTGAAAGCGCGGTTTCTCACCAATTTTTTGTTTAGTCATTGTTCCACTTCCATCAGGACGATATTTCCAAATAGGAGTGCAGCATGATTCAACATGCCTTGCTACATGGCGCGGGAGCTTGTACACTCCACCATGAAACAAGTTGAAGTTTTTCATATATCTGGTATTGCCATAGGGGAAAGTAAGCTTCATCCCAGGCTCTTCAATATTCATGAACTCAAAGGAGCAAATCTCTCTTAAATATGCTTCTTCGCGCTCGTTTTCCGGCTGTTTTCCTACAATCGGCAGAGCATCTAATTCTGATTGTTTTGGCATATTCTCTTTCAATAAACTCATAATTACCTCAAATTAAGGGGGCAGAAGCCCCCAATGTTTTAAACTACAGATTCCTGACCTTTAACAATAGCAACCATAGACGCAGATGCAGCCCCAACCGGAGTTGTGCCGACAGTTACGCCGCGGATAGCATAGTTTTGAGTCGCGATAGGGACTCCATTAGTATCAGAGACGCGAGTCACGATACCTCCAGACACCCATACACTATAACCGGTAACAGTTGTATTAGTAGTAGTCGTGATAGTAGTAGCAGTAACGGAAGCGACTGTGTAAGTCCCGTTTAAGCTATTAGTACCAGTTCCATCATCTGCCACTTCTGCGACCTTAATAGTATCGCCTGCTGCAAATGCGAATGTAGCGGTATCGTTTACTGTGATCACGCCAGGGTTTGCATTTGTAAAAGCTGAAATAGTTGCACCATAAATGGCATTTTGTGCCAGAAGAGTGAAACCATTTGAACCACTGATTGTACCTGCATCAACATCTAAAGATGATGCGGCTGCCATACCAGTTACCCACTGCCACGAACCACCATTGGTGATATCGATAGTAGTAATCTCAGCGACGAGAAAACCGACGTCGAGATTTCTAGCTACAGCGGGGTTGGCATTAGTCCAACTAAAAGTCTTAATTTGTGCCATTTTGCCCTCCTAGCTATGGGTTGCTTCTAAGTTAATCATAAATGCGTCGTTCAAAATACGAGCGACGAATGGGTGCTGCCAGCCCACAGATCCACGTTGGTGGAGAGGGTCAGCAGATCCAGCAGAACCAAGCGGCTCTACATAGAATTCACCAGTTTCACTTCTCAAGTGAACAACCGCATAGGCTTCTTTACCTATGATGAAGTTGTTATAAACAGGAGTAGCGGCAGACGATACGCTTCCTACGGAAGTATAAAGCCAGCGAACGTTACCTGTAGCCCCCCACTCAGAATCTAAAACAGATTGCTGGTTGGGATATTGTGAAGCGTGCAGAAAGTTTGAAACGGCTTCTAAGTCGTCCAAAAGATCAGTGTCAAGATATCCCCAGAAAGCTGGTCGTACTGGCGCAGTACCAAAGGCATCGCGCGCAACTACGATCTCAGAGATCATAAGAGCATCATTTCCAAGAAGCGTTTTAACTGCTGTATCAATGTCGGCCTTAGTAAGTTCAGTTGGAGTATTACCGTTAACTCCATTAGAACATTGTAGAACCGAGCTAGTAGAAGCCAATACATCTCTTGTTACCTCGTCGATAGTCTGCGCCATGTTTTCAGCAAGAAGTCTAGATGATTCATTTAACACCCTATCTTCAACAGTTAATTCGACTTGGTTTGTAATAGTAACAAAGTTACCGTAGAAATCTACTTGAGCCTTAATGTCTGTTACCGACAAAGGTGCCCCTGGAGGGGTAACACCGTCTACAAGTGGAATTGGCACAGTCGGAAGACGTGCGTATCTACGGAAAACAATTCTATCTCCCATCTTTTCGGGAAGGATACGTTGCTGAGCAAACTTTGTGTGAATGAGTTGCGGATACGCAGTCATCAACAGAAGTCTGTCATAGTAATCCCGAACAGCTGGAGGTAAAACGGCGGTAGTTGTGATTGCCATAATTTTTCCTCATTTATTGGTTATGCATAGCCTAAGTTTTTCTGAACTTCCTTTCTAAAATCAGTGTCGGACATGTCTCGGTATCGCTTGGCTGCATTTACAGGAGATACAGTCCCCATACTAGAAAGAGATCCTGCTTGTTGTGAATTTTGCATGATCTTTTCTGCATCGGAATTTTTCTGTGCCCTTTTATGCTCAGACTTATAAGAATCTGAGTTTTTAGCTAAGTAATAGGCGAGTTCATAGTCCTGAGTAATTTCTAAAGATTTTCTCAAACTAGGATTTGCTTTGATTACATCGGGTAAATATTTACTAATTACTTCAGCATAATCAGGATTCCTTTGGCCCATTTGCATTTCGGTAATTTTGGTCTGGTAGACCTTTTCTCTTTCCGAAAGCACTTTTTTAACTTCACCCCACGTCGGGATATCGTCATCAGGAAGCTCGTCGAAAACATCCCTAGGTTTTTCCTGTGGCTGTCTTCTATGAGAATCCATTAAGGCCAGGTGATCTTTCATCATCTGAAGTTCTTCTGCCAGCTTCTGCCTCTGCGCTCTTTCTGATTGCAAAGCAGCAAGAGGAACCTGATGGTTCTCTTGCGCCTGCCCAGACGAGTCATTCATTTGAACATTAGCTTCGGGAACGGCGGCTTCCATTGTATGATCGCCCGAAAAGTTTGCTTCTGCACTCATTGCTTATAGCTCCTTATTAACGCCCTATTGAGACCTAAAGTGGTTTGATCTCAGTCGGCGGCACTATCTTGTTACATAAGCCCGTGGAATCGTTGTGGTTTCTACGACCACTTCGTTACACGGCTTAGCCCCATAAATCTGGAGCGCATCAAAATCAAAAGGCTTTTGAGGCATATTAACTTCCCAGCGGATATCTCCAGTGGCATTGTTAATCTCCCCAATCACCATCCCTACGCAGGATGCTGGCCTTCTAAAATATGGTTTGACGACTTGAACAAGCGTGGGTTTCCCTTCGACTTGCTGTTTAAAAGGCTTTGCAAATATAACGATCCAATAAGGATCCTTATAATTTTTATGGAAGTTCATAATCTGCTCGATTCTCTCTTCCACAGTCTCTAAAATAGCATCTCGGGTTTCTCCAGTCTCTTGCATCTAGCCCCTATTAATAACTATAATCCCAAGCAAGTTGAGGTTGCCCTCTAGTACCTGTAGGGAGAACGTTTACTTTCCCCATGTCATATTTTTCGGCCATTGTGTTAACGCCGAACATATGCTTGTTGTTATGGCCGAGGATCTCTCCTTTGCCCTTCCTTTCACTAGAACCTTGAGCGGATCCAGCTATTTTATTTTTATAACCTTCCATTTGCTGCCTCAGTAGGTTGTTGGTTTAAGATATCCGCTGGAAATCCTTCCATTGGATTAGCGACAGAGGCTTGAGCACCGCGCTCACCCTCGGCCGCAATTTGTACGTCGTCTTGTTTTACCTCTGCTTCCTCGGGCTTATTCATATCTTCCATAAGCTTTATGATCTGAAGATATTTTCCTAGTTGCGCAGAGTCCATAGACTCAAGTTCTTTCATTGCTCTCACTCTATCAAGGGCAGCAGAGGATCGATCTTCAATAGATTTAGACGCCCTCTCATCCTCGAGCCCCATATTCGCCACAGCCCTAGTAAATCTTTCTTTTGATAGCGCGATATCAGAGATTGCTTTTGCTTGAAGAGCCTGTCTTTGGGCATCGATGCGCTGTTGATCAATTTGGGCTTGCTGCTGCTGAGCTTGGGCCGCTTGCTGTTCCATTTGCTTGATTTGCTCGATGTATTTAGACTTCCCTTGAATAGGAGCGGCTTCTGCCAGCATTTCACCCGTCACAGGTGCGCCTAGCTGTTTGAGCTCTACGAGTTGGCGGAAATACATCTGCTTCTGAGTGTCTGTAAGCATTCCTTCTTTGACAGTAATGTCGTATTTAGTAAACTCCTTAGAATAAAACTGAGGAGTAGGCTCTTGATTGATAATCCTCTTAACCTTTTGAGGAGACCATGTCTGAATTAATTTTAGCGTTTTTTGGCTTAGAGCCTTTTGACTCAGGCGCAGGCTATCGAAAACGTCCTGGAGGTTTACGATGGCGGCTCCCTGACGTAACATCATCATTATGCCACTTTCTGAGGCATTTTCGGTGATACCAAAGGCAGCATCGTTGATTCCAACAATCTCCATCATGTCTCTGTCAAAAAGTTCTTGTAGTTGAAACATTGAAGGAGGTACTTGAGCCGGAGGGATCTTCTCAATAGCGCCAGGCTTGGCATCTTGCTTTCTCCATACAACCTTACCTTGAGAAGATTGGAAAAGAGAGCGCGGATTAACCACAGAATCTTCATCGGCAATCCAGCCAGAATTGATCTGAGAGTCTAAAATGTCCGTCATTTGAGATCTTCTTCGATTAGCTTCTCTCTGAGGATCGATCATACATCTAATTAAAGACTGGATCTTAAGACCCCACTGATCGGACTCCGGCTCGAATATTCCAACGAAGGGCACAAAGGGGTACTCATCAAGACCATAGGGATTTTCATCCGACTTCATCAGCTCATCATTAACGATGATGTGCCTTTGAATATAACGCTTGGGCTTCTTTATTACCTTTAACTGGGGATAAAGCCTTAAAAACTGCTTCATGCGCTCGTCGTCTACGTCGAATTCAGTAAATTCACCCGTTTCCATATCGACGATCAAAGGGACATTGCGCCACTTTTGAAGGTAAAATTCATTGTAAGCTAACAACTCTTGGCCGTTTGGCTGTTGCTGATAGGGAAGCCAAGTGAATTTATCGTCTCTAGACCAGCCGATTTTATGAAGCATATCAACGTCTTTTTCCATGCCAGGCAACAAAGATTTGCATTGGTCTACACCCAAATACTTTCTTCGTTGGATATAGGCACAGTCAGATAAGTCTAATCTAGTAAAATAGGGATCGGTAATGAATCCATTAAAAGGCTCTCTTTGAAACCGAATATCTCCGTTGATAGGATCTTCACGATAGTCCATCCAAACGGAAGCTAAATTCCATCCCGTCTTAAGCGCGCCCCCAAAACAATCTGAAATCGTTTGATAACCTTCAGAGCTATTCATTACAAATAAAAGAAGCTGCGAGAGCTGGTCGGCAGTAGCCTGATCAGAATTTTCAATTGGATCGACGACAGAAGACAGGCGATGTTTTCTTTGATAGCCCGTTATCATATTGATGTTGCGTCTTATTCTGTTGAATACGAAAGAAGAACGTCCTTCTTGGAAGAGATCCGTTTTCTCCTTTTCGTCCCATTGATCTCCAAGATAGAAGCGCA